TAAGGTGGATGGTAACAATGGGTTCTGGCAGATCACCGACAGTACCACAACACTGACAACTATCACCGACATCGAGAATGCGAAGGCTGGCGTAGCTTACTGCATCGAGTGTGGTGACAAAACTAAGTTGCCAAAGATTGCCCAGTCTGGTAAGTTCGACAGCATCACGGCTGCCTTCACCGCTACAGCTGTAGGCGACTACATCATGGTTATCCTTGGTGCTGATAACAAGTTCCGTGAGTTGGAGCGTTGCGTCGGTGGCAAGCGCACCATCAACAAGGAGTTGCAGCCTAACGTACCAGGTGGACGATAGATGAATGACTAAGGAACTGGGAGGAGAGCCATTGGAATTAAAAGCTCGGGACGGCTTGCCTCTTCAGTTCCTTTCTTTAACCAACAATTATCATTAATAGAAATAAAAATGAAAAAGCCCAATATTCAGAAACGCTATCGTGCGTATAATCCTATGAAAGGATTTAACTACGCAAATCGTCAGTCACGCAATATGTTCATGGCTACGTTTGCGATTTTTGGCATTCTCATGCTCGTAGCTGCGTTGCTTGACCACTCTCTCGGTGCTGCTGCTGGTTCAGGTGTCACCTTCGCTTCAATGGCATTGCTCGGTCACGTTGACGACGTTTCAGATAGAGATACACACGGTAGTGCTATCTCTTACATCGTTTATCTCATTGCACTCGACCAAATCGACCGCACAAAGGAGTTCCCACAACCTAACGCTAATCGTGAGGTTGCGCCTGTTCCTTTGAAACCGAATGAGATACCGCATTACTTCGAGGCACACGACATTCCAACCTTCACTGGTACCACAGAGAAGGGCGACATCACTACCACAGGCGAAAATCAGCTTGTAATGGTTATGGGTGGAGCTCGTGCAAACCTTTATAACTTCATTGAGGAGTACAGCGGTGGTAAGTTTATCGCTCTTTACAAGCACATTAAGAAGAAGGAGTGGTACATTGTAGGCGAACTCGAGCGTCCAATCATCCTCTCTAATACTGAGACGAAGGACGATAAGGACGGTCGTTACACCACTCTTACCTTCAAGCGCAGCTCAGTCGACCTTCCATTGATTTACACTGGTAACCCAGCTGTCACTGCTGCTACTGCTGTCAATGCAGATGCAACAGATATCGCTATCACAGCAGGCAGCAATACTTACACGATTCCAAATGGAACATCAGCAGCAGCTGCTATCGCTACTGTCAGTGGACTCAGTAAGAGCGATAAGGGTAGATACATCACACTCGTTGGTGCTGGTACCGATAAGGCAGCCACCATTGCTGACGGTTCTACCTTCGTACTCGAAGAGGGTGCAACCTGGACTGCGAAGACAGGTGCGTCTATCACCTTCAGTGTTCTTGACACCACAACACTTGTCGAGGTCTCAAGAACTGAAGCCTAACCTCTCACCCCTCCCTGATACGGGAGGGGAATTATTCACCATTTTAATTTTAATATATGTACAGCGCAAAAGAGAAATTAACGCACTTCCATAAGTTGGTAAGCCCAACTGTAGTGGAAGCCGACCTTGCCCTGCTGCACAAGAAGGCACCACACCTTACCGATTTCACACGCTTCGACCTCTCGCCAGAGAAGAATCACGAGGAGATACTCTTCATTCTTCTCGATCATTGCGAACATGACGAAATCGTACGTAATCGACGTGAGTTTGCAGCCAAAGCAGCTGACGAGGATAATGATAACAACAACACCAACAACTCTTCTGAAGATGGCGACGAGAATCCTGAAACACTCAACAGCAATGGAGATGAAAGCCCAGGCACTGACGGTGGCGAAGGAGACGAGAACCCATCGGAAGGAGAGGGTGGCGATGAGTCATCTGAAGAAGGTTCTGAAGATAACGAGTCTACAGAGCAATCATCAGAGGAACCTACTGCGCCTTCAGAGGATAAGGACGATGCATCTTCTAAGAAGGAGAAAGCGAAAGCAGCTCCAAAAAAAAAGAAGAAGAGTATCCGAAAATAGACTGGGAAAACCTTACTGATGCGGACGTGCAGATGGCAACCGTCATATATAACGACCGCATCAACACTTGGCGAAAGATGAAGCAGCTCGACGAATTGCTGGAGATAAAGCCAACCGCACAAGCCGTAGCAGAAATGGCAGAACTGCGCATCCGCAATCTTCAAGCATTTGCCGAGCTGCAATCTTTCAACGATACTGGTAAGTTCCTCTGCAAACACCCGATACTCTTCGGACGTTCAGAGATAGCCCAGCTCATCAAGTTGCTCCGCACTGACCCAGCCGAGTTCCTCCGTCAGCACAAGAATGTTCTCGACAACATCAAGCGTTATAAGTCGTTCGTTAAGCGCAAGGATCGTAAAGAGAAAAGAGATGCTGATAAGCGGAACCTCCAAAAGTATCAAGAGAAAGAGCGACTGTTTAAAATGGTTCTTGAACAACAAAATAAATAATTACAATGGAAAATAGTATAAAAGTTTTTAATTTGGGCGGTTTGCCTACTGCCCCGCTGGACTCTTTTATCGAACTTCAGGAAGATTTCAAAAAGCCTGATGCAGACAAACTATCGAAGCTTCAGATGCTCATCATCACTCGAGGTTTCAAGTATTCATTCAAAGTATGGAAAGATTCTGAAGGTAAGCTTTGGATTATAGATGCACACCAAAGACGCAAAGCCCTTCTTGGACTTCGCTCCTATGGATTTAAGATTCCAGAGATTCCCTATGAGGAAATCCAAGCATCTAATAAGAGGGAAGCTGTCGAAGAGATTGCTGCCTATAATTCAGAGTTCGCTCAGAAGAATCCAGACACTCTCCTATTCACTAAGTATAATATCAGTGGCGATGATCTTGCCAAGTTCAATCTTGGCTATGAAGTAAAGCAAAACGACTTCTCTGTCGGTACCGATAAACTCTTTGCATCAAAGAGTGATACAACTGATATTCAAGAAGATGTTGTTGACACAATTCCACAAGAGGATAACGAGGTATTTGCTCGTCCTGGTGATATTTTCAGACTTGGGAATAATAGATTGATGTGCGGAGATTGTCGGTCTAAGAGCGATATCGTTGCACTAATGAATGGACGAGTTGCTGATATGATTCTCACTGATCCTCCTTATAATGTCAATTACGAAGGTGGAGGAGATGGCAAACTTACCATACAGAATGACTCTATGGAGAATGACTTATTCCTTCGCTTCTTGCAGTCTGTGTTTAATGTGATGTTTTCCATTGTCAAGGCTGGAGGTTCTTTTTACGTTTTCCACGCAGACTCTGAAGGTGAGAATTTCCGCAGGGCAATTCGAGAAGCAGGCTTCAAGATAGCACAGTGCTGCATTTGGGTTAAGGATTCTCTTGTAATGGGTCGACAAGATTATCAGTGGCAACACGAACCTTGCTTGTATGGTTGGAAACCAGGTGCTGCTCACTTTTGGAACTCCGATAGAAAGCAGACTACCATTTGGAACTTTGACAAACCAAAAGCCAATAGAATCCATCCGACGATGAAACCTATTGCACTGATGGCGTATCCTATTACTAATAGTACGAAGAATGGCGATGTGGTTGTCGATGTATTCTCTGGATCAGGTTCAACCATTATGGCATGCCAGCAGACAGACCGTATTGGGTATGGAATGGAAATAGATCCAAAATATGTGTCGGCAACTGTACGAAGATTTATGTCTATGTTTCCACAGCAGCCTATTCTGTTAGAGAGAGATGGCGTAGTCTTGTCGGAAGACGATACTAAAAAAATAATTCTATGTCAGAATTAGTTGTAAAAGAGATTCTATCAGATGAATATATAAATCAAGGCAGAACGGTCGGGGCGTTAAACTATACCCCCGAACGTATTTGTCAGCTACTTGCCTTAAGGAAAGCTAAGCGAGAAGCATTGCTGTATCGCATAACGCTTCCTAGTGATGTTTATTTTGAAGCTTACCAGCAAGGTCTCGCACTTGGAGAGTATAACATAGACGCTGAACTTGCTAAGAAGGCTGAGAAAGGTGATAACGACTCTATTACTTTGCTCGAGGAACGTAAGAATGAGCGTGCAGAAAAAGACCTACGAATGAAACTCTTTGGAATATGAAAAGCGAAATTGAGAAGTTAGACACTATCCACCCTGACCTAATATCTGCATTCTTGACGAATGGAGATTGTGAAGGCATACCTCAAGATGTTAAGCTATTCTTGCAGCAGCTGCAATGGTCTGCTGAGATATTCGAACACGAGCGTAATATTACGAGAGCTGCTAAGATACTGAAGCTTCGTATTAACGCTGAGCAGCGAATAAAGATAGAAGAGCGCACTTGTATGGCGAGAATCTATCAGGCAATCAACTACTTTCAGGTTGACTGCAATGTTCCTATAAAGGTTTGGGAGAGTAATTTTGCAAACAAATATGAAGACCTTGCTAAACTCTGCGCACTTAATCGCGACTATAAAGGTATGAAGTCGTGTTATGATGCTGCTCTTGAGTGTCGTCGTCGGTCTTCGGAGATAGCAGAAGCAGATAGGGATTTAGGTGTTCTTTTCTTGATTTCTCCAGAGCTCACAGCAGAAGAACTTGGATTTTCGAAGAAGAATCTTAAAGAAATCGCTGCTAAGCACAACGAAGGTTTTTATATTAAGCTTATCGATTCTCTTCCTGTTGAGAACAAGGAGAAGAAACGACTGCTGCGTGATGCTGACATTCAAGATGCAGAAATAGTAGAGGAGATTCAAAATGACTGATGAAATTATAAACAACGAACAGCCTACAGTTGACTTCGAGCATTACTATATGAATCGTGTTCAGCTGTTAGCGAATATTATCGACCCGAATATGCTCTATGCAGAGTGGGCTCGTGCGACTGGTAAGACGGAGGGCGTTATCGTTCCTCGTCTTATTCGTGTTACAAATGATATGCCTGGTGAACTTTCGTTCCTTGTTCACAAGACTTACGTCGCCTTGATGACGAATGTCTGGCCTAACATTCAAGCATCGTTCTCACGTCCTGTCATCGTGAATGGCAAGCAGCGAGCAATGTTAGAGTATGGTATCGACTATGTGGTCGGTGAAGCAAAGCTACCTTCTCACTTCCGTCGACCACGCTACCCTATTGCCTACGCTAAGCACTCAGTCATCTTTCGCAATGGTGCACACCTTCAGTTAGTATCTTCAGATCAGCCTGAAAGTGTCGCAGGTCGTAATGCCGTCCACGCTTTCGTTGAGGAGATGAAGCACAACAGCGGAGAGAAACTCAAGTCACGCCTCTTCCCTTCCCTTCGTGGTGGTTCAGCTGACATCCGTCGCTCTGCTTACTATGAAGGTGTGACAGGTGTAAGTGATACCGCACGTGTCGACCTTGGTGAAGACGATTGGTTTGAGGAGTACGAAAACAAGATGGACCGACAACTCATTGAGGAGATAGCCAGTGTGTCGCTCGCTATCAATCAGTCGCTCTATAAGCAATTTATGCTTCAGCAGGAACTTCGTAACACGAAGAACCCTGTCACAATGGAGAAGATAAGACTGGAAAATGAACGTCTTAACGCTTTTGTTGCACGCTGGAAACCACGCTTAGCGGATATGCGAAGAAACGCAATCTACTATATTCGTGCTTCATCATTTTGCAATAAGGACATCTTGGGTCCTAAGTTCTTCAAGACCCAGCTCGACACGCTCGATATGGATGAGTTTTTGACTGCTATTTGTGCTATTCGACACAAGGAGGTGACTAATAAGTTCTTCACCACCTACGACCACGAGCGACACCAGTTCAAGGATAGCTATATCTATGACCAAATTTTGAAGCTGAACCTCAAAGACCACTTCACACTCACGGCTCGCTATCTTAGACACTATGATAAGCGTGAACCGCTCTACATTGGTTACGACCCTGGTAACTTTCAGTCGCTCATCGTCGGACAGAAAAAAGACTATGGTAGTCGCTTCGACATCATCAAGGAGTTTTGGGCTTACATACCCGATGACCAGCAGAACCTTGCACAGCAGGTGTATTCATTCTTTGGTACTGATGCGGTGAATAAGGTCATACACCTTTATCCCGACCGTGCTGGTAACAAGACACGTGAGGAATTAGAGCAGATAACTACTGACTCACTGACGATGAAGGCAGCCTTAGAGAGTTACGGCTTCTCAGTTATCCTCTACAATGACGGTGCTCCTACTATCTACCACTGGCAGCAGTTCCGCCTTTGTCAGTTGCTCTTTGGCGAGAAACTTCCTTTGCTCCCGAAGGTGCGAATAGATGAGAACGAATGCCCTAACCTTTGCAGTGCAATTTTGATTAGTCCGTTGAAGAAAACCAACGGTAAAATAGAACTCGACAAAGCTTCAGAGAAGAAGGAGGAACTGAAAAGAAGACCAGGGCTAACAACGCAGCTCCCAAGTGCGATGATTTACCTTTTATACGGTCTTTATTCCGACCTTATCAAAAAGGAATTAAGCAGTTATCCCGACGATTTGCCCGAAAATCTTACTATTTAACGGCTAATATTGTAGCGAACGTAATATAAAAAGTGTCTGAAAATCGACAATAACGGGGGTTATTTACATAGGTCAAAAACTTACTTTGTTGTGTTTCAGCTATTTACGTTTTGAAAATCAAAACCAAAAATAAACGAATGACGGAAATCACCACGCACCGCTGAGTTGAGGAAAAGAGGTGCAACGTTCCAAAAGTTGGGAAATATGACAGGGAGGGGATAAAATCGTCCTTTGTTCCCACAGCGATTTTCAGTAATTTCGCAAGTAATGGAGAAGACAATTGAATTGAACGGCATCGATGCAATGCAATGGGCAAGAGAGATAAGCAGAGTACCACAAGGTGACTTCACTATCTGTTTCTTTCCTTACGCTCGCTCACAGGGTATGGCAGGCGAGCAAATGGTTGTCAAGGAACATTGCAAGTGGCGCACGCAACTACCAGACGAGTGCTTCAAAGTCGATTCCGAGAACTTCTTTCTTTTCGAGGACCAAGAGGGAAACCCTAAGATGTGCTATCGCATACTCATCAGATACATGGGGTTCCCACAAGACGGATATAAACTACATAAGATAAATTGGTTATGACAGATAGTATTGAACTGCACGGCAACGCTGGACTCTACGTCATGGACGGCAATACCTTCTCCTTTCAGATTGGAGAAGGAAGAGAGTTGTCGACAAGCCCAGGGCTACTCGTACCACAGGGTAGACAGACTTGCCTACATGAACACCAGTGGATGAGTGTGAATGGATACCAAGTGTGTATGCGTGGTATGAACAACGCACTGTGCGAAGAGGTAACGATGGAGATAAAGCAGAACCGCCTGCTGCCTCGCTTGTATAGCAAGGAGATTAAGATGCTCTATGGTAATGGACCATGCGCCTATATGCAGACAGTAGAAGGGGGTAAGCTGCGACGTGAGTACACCGCACTGCCTGCGTGGGATGAATGGTTGAACTCTTGGCAAGAGCGTGGTATGGAAACATCTGCACAGGAGTTCGCTAAGACCTGTATCAAGAACTACTACTGGTTCGGTGATTACTTCGTTAAGTGGAGGTTCTCACGTGGTAAGCGTATTGGTATGTTGCCAGTAGCTGGATTAGAACCCTTGGAGAATAAGCACTGCCGTCTTGCTACCACTCGTAAGGATGTAGCCTACGACCAGATTAATTATGGCGACTTCAATAATATAGCTGTAGGACGGTGGACATACGGATTAGGCAATTACAAGATATACCCTAAGTTCGCATTGTCAGAAGTTGACAACTATCTATTCGCTGCTGTGTCACACCACAGAGAGAAATCAGTCGACGAGTTCTACGGTGTGAACGAGACCCACCAGGGCGCACGTCCATATATTCAAGGTAGTAACAAGACCGCCTCCTACATTAACTCCTTCCTGCGTAACTCACTTGCAGCGAAGATACACATCATCATTCCGAATGCGTGGGTGTCAAGCAAACGTAATCAGTTAGTTAAGCTATGCGAGGAGAATAAGATTCGCTCATCTAAGAAGCAGGAATTGGTGAAGTATAACGGTATCAGCATCGGTACCGAATATCGTGAATCGTTGCTTGTAGAGTATATGCGATTGGAACTGCGCAAGATAGGCGACTATCTGAGCGGTGCAGATAACCAAGGCAAAGCCTACTCTTCTATTTCATTTATGGATAGCTCTGGTAACGAGCAGCAGTGGAGAATCGAGACGATCGACCTTAAGTATAAGGAATATATCGAATCTTTGATTTCTTACGATAAGCGAGCAGAAGAAGCCTTACTATCAAGTGTTGGTTTGGATGCATCTATCACAGCGGTTAGTAAGGACGGTGTTATAAGCAAGTCGGGTTCTGATGCTTACTATAACTACCTTATCTATATAATGTCACTTACTCCAGAGGATGAGATATGTGCAGAACCGTTTAATCTCGCTCTCAGATTGAATTTCCCAGACCTCTATAAGCAAGGCTATCGCATAGGCTTCTATCGTGAGGTCCCTCAGCGACAGGAAGAAATTGCACCGAAAGACAGACTAAATCAGCAGCAGTCATGAATATACTCGTAGACATTTTCAAGAACTTCTCCACCTTCAGTCTTTATGCGCCTGGAGTGGAAACTAATATGGACCTGAACGATTTGCGTTCGTCTGGTCTTACTGCTCGTAAGCGTATTGAAATCATCATCAGTCGTGCGGTGTTTGATGAACTTTTAAAAGAGGAAGAAAACTCTCCTCTTATGGAAGCTCTGCGTGCTGCTATGGCGAACATGACCATGGCAACTCAAATCATCTTTGATAGTGTTAATCGAAGGAAGGGCGAAGTCAATGTGTATAAGTATGAGCTGGAGGCGATGAAGCGTTCTTATATGGAAAACTACTGCAATTCAATCGACACGCTTGTACAACTATTATCTGAACCTACTGAAGGTGAGATTGCAGAACTGTGGCGTAAGACACCTTACTTCCCTATCTTGGAGCGTTGCGAGATAAAGACAATGGATCAGATGGATTCAATCTATCCTATCGATGCATCTTATCTTTACTTCTTCAGAACTATACCATTGCAGAAGGAAACACTCGATGAAGTTATGTCGATTTACTTCGAGAAACTTACAGATGATAATAGAGAGCGCATTCGTCCTATCTTGTTGCTTGCCTTGGTCAAGAAGACAATAGCAAAGTCGCTCCGTAGGTTTGATATCCTCGAGTTCCCTTCGACGATTCGAAACCTCTTCGATGATAGTCACGCTGCACGCTCTGGCAAGGATGAATCCAGCGCTATCTTCGCACTTGCCGACCGCCTCGATCGTGAGGCGGAAGAACTCCTCTCGAATGCTGATACACTGCTCTCCTCTGAGTCTGTCTCTGACTTCTGTTCGAACTCAGCGTACAATCACCCTGATGATAACATTATAATGTTGCCATAATGAAAGATATCGAACTTGTATATAAAGGCGACATACATCGCATCCCTAACCGTTGGGATGCGATGAACGACCGTCAGTATACCCGACTTGTAGGCGACTTCCTTCGTATGGCAGCAGGCGAGTTGTCAGCTGGAGAGGTTCGAATTAACTGGCTATGCGATATCATGGGCTGGAACAAACGCAAGTTCCATTCAGAGGAACAGATTGCTAACCTCGTCGCAATCTCTGAACAACTTACGTTTATGTTTCAAATTAACTATCCTGATAACAATAGTGTCTTGGATGGTGTAGACGAGGATACTTACGAGTTATGCCGTCGTGTAGATCCTTATCGCTTGAATATACCACTTGCACGTGTGCTGCGCAGGCTCGATTATCAATACGTAATCGACCTCTGTTTCTGTGCACAACTTATTCCTTCTGTTCAGATTGGCGAGCGTTCTTATCCTGGTTATCGAATTGAGACGAGTTTCGGTACGCTTACTTGCTCTCTTACTGCCCTTCAGTACGTCGAAGCACAGGGGCTTATCGAGCGAGGTGA